TTTTCGACAAGGTTGCGTGCGCTACTTCCAAGGACTTGCGGTATATACAAAACTTCGATGCCATAGCGACGCTCGACGCTACTTTGCCGTTGACGACGGCCTGGTGGCTGAATCCTACGCCGACGCGGGGCAATTGAGATGATATGATGAGCGAAAAACCGCCTATTTTCATAGCCGGGCAAAAGCCCATGGAAGCACTGGGCGTCGCGCTGGATGCCGCCAGCTTCGATTGGATGGTCGAGCAGTATCCCGACATCGCCGCGGCCATCGAGCAGTCGCTGGCGCGCGGGGCGACACCGGCGCAGGTCAAGCGCTTCGTGCTGGCGAAGACTGGCCGGCTGGAATTGGCGCTGCGCTGCGAGCAGTGCGCCAGGCACGCGGCGAGGGAATGATGGCACTCGAACTGTTGTCCGGCGAGCGGCAGCCAGGTGAGAGCGACAATGCGCTGATCGCCTGCAACGATTGGCTGCGCATGGGACCGGGGCGAACTCTGCCCAAGCTGCTGAAAAAATATGGCAAGACACCACAAGATACTGCGCCAACAGATTCTATCAATACCCTGCAAAAATGGTCGCAAGATTTCAAATGGGCCGAGCGCGCCACCGCCTACGACGCCGAGCTGGAGAGGCAAAAAAACATCCTGCGTCAGATTGAGTTTGCGCGCGGTGCGACGCTCGACTACGTGCGCACCCGCAAGCTTCGCCGGCTGCTGGCTCTGCTGGAAAAGCAGCTCTACGAAAAGGGCGTAGACGCAGACGGCAATATTGACCCGGCCAAACTGCCCAACCTGTGGCTAAAAGACGTCAAGCAAATCGGGGCCGGCGAGCATTCCGAGAGAGTAGACATCGAGCGCTTCAATTCTCCGCTGATCGAGCAACTGCGCGGCGCGCTCGATGACCTGGCCAAGGAGACAGGCGGGCGCCGGCAGAAGGTAGATGCCAACGTGAGCGGAGCGCTCACCATCAATTTTACAGGCAATGCAGACCCTGACGACGTATGACATCCCGTACAGCCTCTACGGGAACAACCGCCGGGCGGTCTTCTGCCGCGACGCCGAGGTCATCCTGGCCGGTCCGGCCGACACCGGCAAGACGCTGGCCTTATTGTGGAAGCTCAATACCTGCGCGCTGAAGTATCCGGGGGCGAGCATCGTCATTGCCCGCAAGCAGGCGACCGACGTGTATGGGTCGGTGCTGGTCTCTTACCAAAAGAAGATACTGGGCCACAGCGCCCCGGTGCGCGTCTACGGCGGGGACAAGCCGGAGTGGTTCGATTACCCCAATGGGGCGCGGGTGTGGGTAGCCGGCCTGGACAAGCCGGGCAAGGTGCTCTCGGCCGAGCACGATCTGATCTACGTAAATCAGGCCGAGGAGCTGGCCCTGGTGGACTGGGAGACGCTGACCACCCGGACCACTGGCCGGGCGGGGCACATGCCGTATGCTCAGACCATCGGCGACGCCAACCCGGCCGGCCCGACGCACTGGATCAAGACACGGGCCGCCGCCGGCAAGCTGACGCTCGTCGAGAGTACGCACCGCGACAACCCGGAGTTGTACGACCAGGCCACCGGGGAGATGACCGAAGCCGGAAAGACGCGCATCGGCCGGCTGGCCAACCTGACCGGGGTGCACAACCTGCGCCTGTTCAAGGGGCTGTGGGTCGCGCCGGAAGGCGTCATCTACGATGTATTCGACGAGGCCCGCCACAAGGTGGCGGCCTTCGTCCCGCCGGCAGCCTGGCCCCGCGTCGTGGGCATCGATCCATTCGGCGCGCAGATCGCGGCGCTGTGGGCCGCCTTCGACCCGATCAACGGCGTGCTGAACGTCTACCGGGAATACCTGGAGCCGTTCGGCCTGACGGTCGCCGGCCACGCGGCCAATATATTGCAGCTCTCTCGGAACGAGGGTATCTATGCCTGGATTTGCGGCGGGCCGTCGGAGCGGGCCTGGCGGCTGGAATGGCAGACGGCCGGCATCCCGGTCGTCGAGCCGCCCGTGTCGGACGTGTGGATTGGGATAGACCGGGTATACCAGCTCCTCAAGGAATTCCGGCTAGTCATCCACAGCAGTTGCCCCAATCTGCTCTCGGAGATCGGCGACTACCGGCGCAGGGTGGGGCACGACGGACAGGTGCAGGAGACCATCGAGAACAAAGAGGTTTACCACGGCCTCGACGCTCTGCGCTACCTGGTCGCCTGGCTGGTAGAGCCGGTAGAGAAAGAGGAGGTCTGGTCGCCGTGGAAGAGGATAGGGTAAAATGAACCTTTATCTTGTTACTTGTGTTTGGAGTAAGGGCACTTATATTTCTGATACACGCGATGTGTATGTTATCGCATCTAGCATGGATGAAGCCGCCACAAAGGCAATTGCAAGGATGCGAGAATTGCAGTTGGCTTTTACTGACCGAGTAAATCAGGTTGAGTTGGTTGCATCTGACACATTTGGTCATGCTGAGAGCATATTAGCACCTTGATTGAAAGTGAGGCAACATGACCATTCGACAGCGTTTTGCAGATTGGGCGCTTGGCCCCGAAAAAGCCAAGCTGTCCGAAGCCTTCAGCCTCATGCGCCGCGCTTACGACGTGGGCAAGTGGGAGCTGCCCCCCGGCGAGCTGGTCCGCCAGCTCAAAGAGGTGGACCCATGGACGCTGCAAAGCCTCATCGCCTCACAGACGTGGGACGTGATCGGCGGCATGGGCTACGCAGGCACCTCCGCCGAACGGGCCTACACCGTCACCGAAAGCGCCAACCTGTACCGCTACTCGCCGTTGGCGCAGTGGTCCGTCTGGTTGTGGACCGGCTGGGGCATCGGCGACAAAGTGCGCATCCTGCCGGCAGACGAAACGGCCCGGCCCGACTGGGACGAGTTCTGGAAGGCGGACCGCAACCAGATCGTGCTGTCCGACGACAAGATTCAAGAGCTCTCCAATTGGCTCCTGGTCACCGGCAACCGCTTCCTGGCCTTCTTCGTCTCGACGGTGGACGGCGACGCGACTATCCGCCTGATCGCGCCCAGCCAGATCACGTCCATCGTCGCCAACCCGGACGACGGCAGCGAGCCATGGTTCTACAAGCGGCAGTGGACGAGCGGGTCGGCACAGAAGACGTTGTACTATCCTGATTGGCAGCTATTCCTGGACGGCAAGGCGGACGAGGCGTGGGACAGGCTGAAGACCGACAAAACTGTGCCGGATAACGCCGGGCGAGCCGATGCCGTGCAAGAGGCCGACAAGCCGGGCACGGTCGTGTGCATCCTGCATTTGTCATTCAACCCGAAAGAGGACCCGTCCGAGGCCGGCGAGTCGGGCCTGTGGGGCTGGCCGCTCCTGACTGTCGCCCGGCCGTGGACCAGGGCGCACAAACAGTTCATGGAGGCGCGCCTGACGGTGGCCGAGGCCAAGGCCATGTTCGTCCGCCGCAAGCGAGTGTCAGGCGGCAGCCGGGCGGTGGCTTCGGTCATCAACACCATCGGCAGCCGGCTCTCTTCGACCAACTACACCGAGACCAATCCTCCGGCCGCGCCCGGCTCGGTCGAAGTCGAAAACCAGGCGATAACCACCTCCGACCTGCCCATGACGACCGGGGCGAGCGACGCGAAGTCGGATAACGAGATGTTCACCTGGATGGCACTCTTGGGCGCTGGCGTATTCCCCACTAGCGCCGGCCTGGACACGAGCCGCTGGGCGACGGCGCTGGAGATGGACAAGGCGCAGAGCATGGCCTTCGAGCGCTACCAGATTTACTGGTCGGCCCAGTGGCGCAAGGTGGTGACCATCGTGCTGGGGATGAAAGAGCGCTACGGCGGGGCAACCTACAAGGACAAGTCAGCCGACGTGAGCATCGACGCCTTCAGCCTGTCCGACTTCCCACAGGTGGCCACCAGCATCGGCGGCCTGGTGCGCGACGCGCTGACGCCGCTCATCCAGGCGGGGGCTCTGTCAACCGACACGGCGGCGCCAATCCTCGCCGCCCTGTGGCGGGTGTGCCTGCAAGCGCTCTCGATCGACCAGGCCGGCGACCTGACCGGCGACCAGGCGTTCCACATCGGCGAGAGCCAGGTGCAGGCCATCGCGCGGGCCATCGCCGAGCGGATCAGGGAGGGCGAAACGGACTGGCAGGCGTTGGCGCAGTGGGCGCTGGATACATTGATGGAGGGGAGATGAGCATTCTGTGGCGTCTCGGAAAACGCTTTGAGCAATTGCGATGGTGGCTCACAAATCTACCCAGGCATGAGCACAGGTCAGCCATACAGGCTTACTTTGCTGGCATGCTTCA